CTTGGATTCGAGCCAGCCCTCCCCGCCGGGATCCGCTCCGTCGTCCTTGATGGCCCGGCTGGCGGGCACCAGCCGCTGGTCGGGCTGCATTCGCCGTTTGGTGTTGTAAACGGCAGTGGCAAAATCCGCCATGCTGCCAAAAGCGCGCTTACCGCTGGGCGTACGCGCAGGCTGCGCTGCGTTTTTCTGCTCGCGGGCCGCAGCCTCGATATCGCCCAGCATAGCCGCACGTTTGGCGATCGCCTTGGCGTCAGTAATCATGGCTTCCGCCTTGACGATGTTCTCCGCGCCGCCCTCAAGCAGCAGGCCCTTGGCTTGCTGGTACAGCTGAGCGGCCTGCGCGGTCAGTTCAGATGCTTGCAAGTTTTCCATATCAGTCACCTCCACAGGTTGTTGGAATGTTCAGTAGTAATGCGAGTTCCTTTAGTTCCGCTTCCAGGTGCGCGGTGGGTGGTTCGACCGGCCCGGCCTTGTCAACTGCTTGCGGTTCTGCTCCCGTCGCCTCGGCGGCAACAGGTTGCATTTTAGCCTCTAGCGCTTCTACGCGCGCACGCAATTCAAGTACGATAGTCTCCAGCGTCTGCGGCGCGGATTCTGGCTCGGGGTCTGGCTCAGGTGCGGTTTCCAGCGCGTGCTCCTTGAGCGCCGTGACGCCCGCCTCCTCGTTCATCGGCATGGACACCAGGGATATTTCCCACAGGCGCAATTCACGCAGGTGGCGCACGACAAGGCCGTCGGGCATCTTGGTGAAGTCCGCGACAATCGCGTCGTAGCCGATGCTCATGCCGCCGATTGCGCCGTCGCGCAGAAGCGCCAGAGCGTCCCGCCCGCGCGCCGTGTCGCTGATGACGGCTTTAAAAAACAGGCCGCGCTCATCTTCGCGCAGCTCGAGCACCTTGCCCAGCGGCTCGGCGGTATCGTGCTGCCACAGGAACTTAATCTTGTTTCCGCGCTCTGCCAGCGTCTTGGCAAACGCGCCTGGGTGAATCACGTCCGCGCCAAGGTCTAGATTGCCAAACACCGCCGCATAACCCTCGACGGTTCGCCCGGCAGCGTCCAGCGCGGTGATGTCCAGTCCGAAAGTTTTGTATTCGCGTTCAGTCATACGTTCCTCCGCCAAACGAAAAAGGCGCGTAGCCCTCACGGGTTACGCGCCTCGTTGCGCTTGCTGTTCGTTACTCACATTATAGCACAAGTTTTGTGGTCAATTGCGCTCGGGCCACGCCTCTGGATGCGCCAGGTCGAATTCGTAGTCATTGCCGCGGTAGGGCAGCGTGATAACCTTGCGCTGCACGTCGTACTCGCCAAGGAAGCGCCCTGCAGGGGTCAGCATTTCATACCTGCCCGCCGCTTTGCGCTCAGCCGGACCCACCGGCGGTTGCCACGTCACCACGACGTTCTCGCCGCACTCCGGGCAGTCGGCCATGAAGTGCCGTTGGCGCGAGTTGCGTGGCGCGGGTACGGCAAACACCGCACCGCAGTTCGGGCAGGTAACGGTAGTGGTATCGCTCATGTAAAGCCTCCTCTAGTCTAGAACTGGCAGCACCGTGCATCGGCACTGCGCGGTCTCTCGTAATGGCGCGCCGGGGTCGCCAGGGTACATGATCGGCACGCCGCCAATGATGAACGGCTCGTTAATCCCCACCACCAGTGGCTTATCGCCAAACGCCGCGCCCACCCGGTGGGTATCGCGCGTGCGGCCGTCAGCCGTCGCCCACCACTCCTTGAGTTTTACGCCCCAGTCTTTATAGAGCGCGCTCGCCCCGGCATTGCTGGCGCGAATCGTCTCCGTACGGGCGATGACTTCGCCGCGGTAAGGCGGGAGGCGCTGCTCTGCAAAGTAGCGGTCTTGTGGATCGCTGACTGTGCCATAAGCCCACTGGGTGAAGAGCGTGTCGAGTGCTTTTTCCATGTCGGGAATGCTCCAGCCCTCAGCCATCGCGCGGTTGAACATGTCGCTCAGCGTCTGTTCCGTAGTGGCGCTGATTGGGTCAACGAACGTCAACTCGTACTGCTTAAACCACTCTTCGGCGAGCAGGTTGCGCACGTTAAAACTCATGCCGAAAGTGGCATTTAGTTGCGCGCCTTGCGCCAGAAT